TGCAATCTGGGGTGGCGGTGTACCCGAAGCCGGACCGCTGGCGCGACACTATCAGCATTAACTACGGCACCGGTACGGGCAATAACGTCCATACGCCGGTTTTCCCGCGTTCATACGAGTACATCCGCAGCTACTGGCCCAATGAGACGACCACGGGCGCGCCGTTGTTTTACGCGGATTACGACTATAAGCATTGGATCTTTGCGCCGACCCCGGCTGCGGATTACCCGCTAGAAGTGCTGTACTACGAATTGCCGCCGCTTTTGGACGACGTAAACCAAACCAATTGGCTGTCGGAGTTCGCCCCAAATCTGCTGCTGTACGGGTCGCTGGTGGAGGCTACTCCGTTTGTCAAAGACGACCAGCGCGTGCAGTTGTGGCAGTCCTACTATGACCGATCGCTGGCTGCGCTCAATGGCGAGGACCTCCAGAAGATCGTTGATCGGTCCACGAATCGCCGGGAGGCATAAGTGACTACCTATACCAATACGTTTGGTGGGACGAACATCTACCCGAGCGATGTCTCGTACCGCTATGTGTCCCTGACGATTGATCAGGTTCTTGACTGGCCGTTGGAGACTGCTCCATCAACGGACGTTGTGGCATCCATCATGGATGTGAACGCAACGACGACGAGCCTTGTTATTACAATGCCGGACGCGACCGAAGCGGGTAACGGCCAAACAACTCTTTTCAATAATGTCGGCGCAAATACCTTCACGGTAAAGACCAGCACAGGCGTGGTCATTTGCGCCCCGCAATCGGGCACTACGTTTCAGATCTACCTGACGGACAACAGCACGGCATCGGGTACGTGGCGATCGTTCCAATATGGTGCATCGGTATCGGCAACTAACGCAGCCGCTCTTGCGGGCCTTGGCATCAAAGCAATTGCCACGACGCTGAATCAGTCCACCCCGGTCAGCACGTTTAGCACTAATTACACGACGGGCGTAAGCGATCGCGCAAAAGCCATTGTATGGACGGGTGGTGCGGGCACGTTGTCTTTTGAGACTGCTCCAACACTGGGGAACGACTGGTTCGTTAATGTCCGAAATAGCGGTACGGGCGATCTGACGCTTGACCCCAGCAGCAGCGAAACCATCAATGGCGCATCTACGTTGGTGCTGTCTCCGGGCGATAGCGCAATTGTTATTACAAACGGTATTCAGTTTTGGACGATTGGTTTTGGTCAGTCTGCGGTATATGCCTTTAGCCTTCTTCAGATTGACGTATCGGGCAGCGGAAATTATACGCTTTCGGTAGCTGAACTTAACAGGACAGCTTATGTATTTACGGGCACGCTGACCGGAAGCCGAGATATCATTGTTCCGACTACAGTGCAGCAATACTGGGTCAGCAATCAAACCTCGGGTTCTTATACGCTTGGACTGCGGACTTCCGGTCAAGCCAGCCCCGGTGTAACGGTATCCTCAGGCGCTCGTGCAATTTTGTATTGCGATGGCACTGACGTTGTCGATGCGGATACAGCAACTATTGCCATTCCGGTGACCGTATCACAAGGCGGCACGGGAGCTACGACGGCAAGTGGAGCTAGAACTAATCTTGGGGCAACGTCGATTGGTAATGCAGTGTTTACTGCTGCCAGTACGTCTGCGGCGCAAATTGCTCTTGGTCTTGACCCGATTGAGGGCGGGACGTACTGATGCCGCTCCAGCCGGTCATTGTTCGTTCTGAGCCGGGTATAAAGCGCGACGGAACGAAGTTTGAAGGCAACTTTTACGTTGACGGCCAGTGGGTTCGTTTTCAACGTGGACTGCCAAGAAAGATGGGCGGTTATCGTGCGCTGCAAGACCGGCTAGATGGTATTGCGCGTGGCATGCACATCCACAATCATAATGCCTATACGTATGTTCATGTGGGTACGTCTGACGGTGTGTTTCGCTTTCGGCTAAACCAGAATGGTCAGTCGAGTATTGTGACGAATCGTACTTATAGCGGGTACGTCGCCAACTCCAATAACCTCTGGCAGTTTGATGTGGCGTATAACACCACGAACAGCCAAAACGAAATCTTGGCGCATGCTGCTCCTAATCTGGAAGACATCTCTTCAGATGCAGCAGGGCAGCTTTATCAAGGCTATGACAACGGCACTAGTGAACTGACTCCGGTTTCTGGTATTACCGTGTCAGGTGGAATCGTAGCCCTTGCACCGTATGTTTTTGCGTATGGCTCGGATGGCTTTGTGCAGTGGAGCCGATCTGGGTACACAGACGACTGGTCAGGCGGTGATGCCGGGGAAGCGCGCGTTACGAGCCAAAAGATTGTCAAAGGATTACCGCTTCGATCCGGTGCTGGTAACGCGCCGTCTGGTCTTTTCTGGTCGCTGGACTCGGTACTGCGCGCAACTTACGTTGGTGGCGCTGCGGTGTTTCAGTTCGACACCATTACCTCGCAGTCAAGCATTCTTTCGTCCCAGAGTGTGATTGAGTACGACGGTATTTATTTCTGGTGTGGCGTCGACCGCTTCTTGATGTTTAACGGCGTTGTTCGCGAAGTACCAAACTCACTAAACCTGAACTGGTTCTTTGACAACCTGAACTACTCGCAGCGCCAAAAAGTGTTTGCGTTTAAGGTTCCGCGCTGGGGCGAGATCTGGTGGTGCTACCCGCGTGGTAATGCAACCGAGTGTACGCATGCTGTCATTTATAACGTGCGCGAGAATACGTGGTACGACACGCAGCTTCCGAATAGCGGTCGCTCTGCGGGCATGTACGCGCAGGTATTTAGCTCGCCGTTGGTTATTGGCATCATCGACACCGAAACGACGCAGTATCGTGGTACGCAAGACAGTGAGCGCCGAATTACTGAAGACGATCAGCCTCGCATCATCAATGATCCCAAGGGATACGTGGTGTGGCAGCACGAGTACGGCACCGATGAAATCAACGGCGATCAGGTTCGTCCGGTTCAGTCGTACTTTGAAACGGCGGACATGTCACTTGTTGCTTCTGAGCAGCCGCAAAACATGGCGATGCGCGTTGAGTTTATGGAGCCCGACTTTATTCAGTCTGGTAACATGACGGTGCAGATTACGGGCCGCGCTAACGCTAAAGCTGGCGAAGTCACAAGCGATCCGCAGACGATCTACGCCACACCAACGACGCGACAAGAGCAGTTGGTCTACTTCCGCGAGATTCGTCGCGAACTGCGTTTCCGTTTTGAAAGCAATACGCTCGGCGGAAATTACCAAATGGGCCAGATCATTGCGCACATCGAACCGGCTACGGGCACGGTGCTTGGAGAGAATCCATGACGCATCGAATCGTAGACCCGCGAGGTATTGACTTGCAGTACTGGGCAGACACGCTTTGCTTGGACTTGGACGAGTACGCGGTTATTCCGCAGTTGTACGATCCCGACAGATGGCAGGACTGGGCTGCGGGCTTAATTGGAATTAATGGTATTTCGCAGTTGAACCCGCCGTCGCCGTATCAGTTTGATAATTGGCGTGAATGGGCGCTTCGTTTCTATCAGGTTTTGGACTAGGTGAACCATGGCTAACTACTACACGTATGGCGCAATCCCTGACGTAGATTCTCTTTTCTACGAAGAGACTCCGAGCAACCTTGGTTCATTTTACGAGCCTGTGGGCGGTGGTTATGAGTCTATTCCTGTCGGAGAAGAAAGCGCGCCATTAAGTGAAACAGGAACCGAGTCCATTCAGCCGACCGGCGAGGGAGCAGTAATTACGCAGCCTACGGGAGGTCTTGGCGGCTCCTCCGCAGATAACTTTGCGGCTTTAAGTTCTCTTTTGGCAACGATGCCATCGCAAATTAACTTGGGGGCCGGTCCGACTGGCATGCCGATTACTGGAATTAGCCCGTCCAATTTGGTGTTTGGTGGAACTGGTGGGCGCGATCTTGACCCGACTCGCGGAGATGCAACGCTTGCGACTCTTATAGAAATGGGAATCAGTCCTGAAGAAGCAAAGAAGATGCAAGAGAATCTTGCTGCTCAGGCTGCACGCGGTAAAGAGCTTTCAGCTCAGTTAGTAGAGCAAGCCAAGGCTCAGTACTCGCCTGAGGTATATGCTCGAATGGAAGAGGCGGTACGTCCGCTTGCTGAGGCTCAGGCAAAATCCCGCGCAGAGCAGGAAGCCAAGTATCAAGCGGAACTTCCGGATCGCCGCGCACTTTCTAGCTTGCTGAAAGAAAACAAGTTTGCTGAAGCGTGGCAGTACGCTCGCGCTAACAATGTCACTGATCTTTTGACTGATCCGGCTAATTTCAAAGACCTTCGTGGCCCACTGACACAAAGCGAAGCGGCTGCGTTTTTGAATGCAACGCCGTCTGATTTGCGCGGCAAAGACTTTGTGTTTGATCCGAAGTCTGGTCTTGATTACGCAACTCAGCAGTGGCAAGGATCAACCGGATTTGTTTCGCCATTGGCGTCGTTTAGCGCCAAGCCTGACGATACGCTGAAAAAGGTTATTAACTTTGGCGTTGACATAATGTTGGCCGCTGCGGGTATTCCGCCAATCCCTGCTGCAATTGCTAAAGCAACTTATACCTTGGCAGAAACGGGCGGTGATGTTCAGGCTGCTCTGAAGGCAGGCGCGGCTGCGGCGGTTGGAGCTAAGATTGGGCAGGCGCTTAAAGCTCCATCAGGGTTTGATGAACTCACGGGAGTTACCGCGACTGGACCAGTTGGATCTGCCGCCGCCGCTAGGGCTGCAACTCAAGCCGCGACTCAAGGTGCTGCAAGTGGACTTGCTGGCGGCGCGCTTCAAGAATTTGTTGTTCAGGCTGCAAAGGCCGCTGCTCCGGGGCTTGCAGAAACTGTTGTTAGAACCGTTGCCTCAAATGCCTTGAGCCAAGCCGCAGCCCCTCGTACTGCTGCGCGTCCTGCTGAAACAGTTGCTCCGGAAACTACTGCAAAGGTCACGGAGCCTTCGGGGCTTGATGAAATAGTGGTTACTGGCAAAAGAGCGTTCCAGCCTAGCCTGCAACAGGCACTTGCTAGCACGGCTGCGTCTGCGACTACTCAAGATATTTTAAGCGACCGTCAGATCCAAGAGGCTCAAGAGGCTGAGCAAAAAGCGCAAGAAGAAGAGGCAAAGAAGGAAGAGGAAAGTGCTCTTCAAACCTTTAAAATTGAAACGGGCCGTTTGCCACGACTTGGTGTGGCGGATGTTATTCCTGCGTTTTCTCAGCAACTTTTAAAAACAGGGTACAGACCTCCAAAGTTTGCAGAAGCTCCACTTGATGAAGTGCCTGAAGTAAAAGTTAATGCAAGAAAA